CTGTGTTTCCTGTGGCTCCTGTAGCCCCAGTAGGACCTGTATCACCAATAGGACCAGTCGAACCTATATCACCTGTGCTTCCAGTAGCACCAGTAAAACCTGTAGGTCCAGTAACCCCAGTACTGCCAGTAGGACCTGTAATACCTTGAGGACCAATAGGTCCTTGTTGATTAGAAATTTCTACAAGAATAGGTTCTTCATCAGAAAACTGAATAATAGTATTAACAGGAGAAGTAACTTCAACAACAATATTAGGTGACTCAATTATTTCAACAATAGTTGACATTAATTAGTTACCTCTTGACGAACAACAAATCTTCCTTGCAAAATTCTAGTAACAGTTCCAGCATTATCTTCAAATTCTAAATCATAATCGAATCTACCAGGTGGCAAATCTGCTGTATCAGTGGCAGAAATTAATAAAGTCACCTGCCCACCAGCAAAAGATATGCGACCATTTGAGGTAGTTAATTCAACAAGAGAAGTTGTGGCAGAGGGAAACTCTTTAACTTTCATTCTGGCTGTATAGTTAGATAAAACCCAAGGAGTACCATCAGTTGATATATTAAAAATTAATTGAAAGGTGGCACCCTGGTCACAGACCATATTGTATCTACCTGACATTATTTTCCTTTTCTTGAAACAGCAGCGTTATCTACTAGATTCGGATACTTCCTACCAGCAGCCTTAGCGCGAGCCTTAGCACTTTTAATCTGTGCAGGAGATAATTTCTTAGAAGTTTTCTTAGGGTTCTTCTTATCCCAAAATGCTTTCTTCTTCACCACTTCACCTTATTCGCCCAGTACGCTGCAGACATCTTGCCCTTAGCAATATTTTTTGCATGACGTGCTTTAAAACTTGCTTGACGTTTAGTTGGTGTTCTGTCCCCAGTAACACCTTGTTGTCCAAAGCGGATTGTCTTAACCTGTGAACCAGACTTAGCAACAACAACGTGTGACTTAGTTGGGTGGCTTGGAGTCCGCTTTGGTCTATTGTAACCAGAGACTCCTGCACGTTTTAAACGTGAGTCTTTTGGTTTCATAATTATTTCTTAGGTTTCCTAGGCACTGCTTTTTGGGCAGGAGACGCAGGAATCTTGCCATCTGGCATTGGCATTGGATTAATACCATTAGGCATCATCGGAACTTTAGTGCCATTGCCATGATTATATTTAGGATAATTACATCCACAAGATGCACACATTATTTTTTCTTCTTTCCTTTAACTTTTTTTAAATTAGGGTTTGCTTTCTTAGCAGCAGGTGAAGCCTTACGTGCACCAGCAGCAAGAATTGCGCCAGCAGATTTCATACTCACACCTTGTTTCTTAGCAATACCCTTTTGGGCAGCCTTAAAACCCATACCCTTTTTAGCCTTCATTATTTTTTCTTTCCCATTTTCTTTACCTTAGCCATAGGTTTTTTCTTCATATCGGCTTTTTTCATGTCCATCATTTTCTTACCTTTAGCCATTTTTTTACCGTACATTAGTTACACTCCATATGCTTGACCTGTTTTGTTTGATATATCTATTGCCTTACGTATCTTCGCTGTGCTAGTACCATCAGGTTGAATACCCTGAGACCTAGCCGTACGATATAACGCAAGTTCTTTATCCCATTTTTTCGCTGACATGCCCAGCCTGGAGTTTGCTTCACCAGGATTCAAATCCAATGTTGACGCTTTACAACCAAAGCAACCTTCAACATATTCTGGATGTGTTAATCTTCTATGTAAACTCATTTAGTCCCCAATGCTTTTTCAATTCTATCAATGGCATCCTTAACAGATGTACCACCATTATTACTTAACTCACCGTCAAGTCTGTTAAGTCTTTCCATAACACCAGGAACAGAATCTCTACCTGGACCACCAGGCTCGCCTTCCCAATCGCGGCGAAATCTTTCCAACCATTCCATCATAGAACGAATCCTTTTCACCGATGGTGCAATCACAAAATATACAGAAGCAATCGCGCTTGCAGTTGCGCCTGCTATCAAAACGTTTTCTATCATCCTTGGAAGTTACTCTCAGTAATGCCGATATTTGCTGCAATGAGTGCAGACTTTTGATTCTCGGTAACTTCATACTCGTGTCCCCCAGCGTAATATTCTGAAGATGCTTCTATTTGGTCAGTAGTAGGAACTCTAAACCTTTTATAAGTAGAACCAATTTTTAAAACACTAATCCCACGTAACAATTTATAACGATAAAATAAACCAAAACCTGCTGGTCCTTCATTAACTGTTGGTGGAAAAAATGTTGGCAATTTACTCTCCTAATAAGTAAAGCCCCCAGTTTCCCAGGGGCTTTAATTTGTTTGAATCTAATTAAGCAACGTTAATGCTTGAAGATGATTCAATTCTGTATAGTGCTTCTTCACGATAACGCTTGAAGCCTAATACTCCGTACCAACCAATTGGGCGCAAGCGCATCAATTTGTCAGTAACGTTTCCAATCACTACATGTGGTTCTTCAGCAACTGCTTCCGCAAGTGCTTGTTGACCGCAAACTAGTGTACGGAATACACGTGCACTTGAACCACCATCGGTGGCGTTGTACAAGCGTGGTGATTCTACGAAGTATGCACCTTCGTATGTACCAATTTCTCCTGCCCAAATTTCGGCATTTGCTTGGTACTCGTGAGGCAATCTCCAAGAGGCTGAGCCTGATTCTGCACGAAGGTCGTGTGAAACCTCTGGATGTATTCCAACCCAGTATAGGCTTCCTTTACGAGCAACTGCTTTTCCTGCACGCAATTTTGCAACAGCAAGACGGATGTCTGCTGATTTCAAAGTGTGTCCACCAGTAACGTTTGTTGTTGCTGTTGCACGAACACCTGAAGCGTTGCTTGCGTAGATTACGTTTGTTCCACCACGAAGTTCTGTTTGAACAATTTCGTCGATAGAATCAGCCATGTTGAACGCAACAATGTTTGCAATTGCTGGGTCAACATCTGCTAATGAGAACAGTTGCAGTTTACGTGTGGTAAGAACTGCGTTACCGTATTCGTTAAGAGTTACGGTTACAGCAGTTGGAGTACCAATAGCCACGCTATCTGGGTCAACTTGTTCTGATAAAGCAGTTGTTGCTTTTGACATATCGTTGTAGATTTGAAATACAACGGATGAGCCAGGCATTGATTGTCTGGCTGGTCGTTTGTCTGCCACTGAACGTAGTAATGGTTGAGAGCGAAGTGCGAACTCAACAAGACGGTCGTATGCTTTTTGTACGAGACCTGCACCATTGGATGGTGTGAAGGCTCCTACGTTGTTTGCACTTGCATATTGACCGCCACCAAGACCACCGTTAGTTGTAGCAGCACCACCTGAGAGGGCGGTATATACTGTTGACATATTCGGTTATTTCCTTAGTTAGTAGTTATTACGATTGTGCTCCATTAATCATGTTAATGATGTCTTCGGCACTTGTTGCTTGGTCGATGCGTAGGAAATCGTCAACCCCACCTGCTGAAATTTGAGAGTTAGCAGCAATAGCATCTATCTGACGTAAGGCAGCAATGTCAGGAGTTACCTCTTGCTTTTGCACCTGTAGCCCAAATACTTCTGCATTCTCTGTAACCCAGTTATCTATTGCTTCAGGAGAAGCATCTAAATCTGCTGGGATAAAGTTCGCAATCTTAGGATTAAGATTTCTTTCCGCTAGGACTGACTTGATAGAATTAGTCCTTTGAGAAGACTTAATGGAATTTAATTCATCCATTAATTCTTTCAACTGTTTGTCTTTCTTTTTAGTGGCTTTTCTTAGTTGTGAAACTAAATCGCCACCAGTTTCTTCGGACTCTAACTCTTCGTCGTCGAAGTCCTGATATACATTGCTCATCGCAATATCTCCCATCGTTGTAGTTTCGCAAGCCACACTCATATTTGGGGTAATATAAATGGCTCTTGCTCCCAGTCTTTTAACTCACCACAGGGCTGGTCGGTCTGTGTGTGGTCTATGTGTTAGAACATTCCTTTAGTGCCACCACTTAATGATGACTGGGATGTTCCCGCTCTACCTGAAAAAGATGATTTCTCTTGTTCAGTTAGTTTCCTACGTCTTTGTGAAGCCAAACCTTGGAACTGTTCTGCTTCTAATTCTGTTTGTAAACCTGTAACATCTTGTTGATAAATAGAACCTAATCTTTCAAGACCTGTTTTTTGTTCAGCAATCTTTGAATAACCTGTTCTAGCAAGACTTCTACTTACACCCATTGCTTGTAATTCTTGTGCACGTTCAACACCTGTGGTTAAACCAGCACGTGCTGCTTCAGAAGAAATTTCTGCTGATGCAAGTTTACGTTGCAATTGTCCAGCCATATCTGCTGGACTTGTTCCAGTCAATAAAGTTTTAGCAAAATCTGTTGCACCAAAAGTTGGGAAGTACTGAGTCAACTGTTGCTTTAATACATCATCAGCGTTCATTATACGGTCATAAACATTGGCTACACGGTCAGTCACTTCAGCAAGTGAAACATCTCCACCAATTAATTTAGAATAAGTATCACGTGATGCCAGTTCTCCAAGACCATATTTTGTTAAAACTGTTTGATAGTTTCTTTCAAGATTAATATAATCAGAAGGAGTAGGTGCTGCTGCTTTTTTACCAGAAGCAATATCAGAAGCAAATGCTTTCTTATACGCTTCAATACCAGCAAAGCGTTCTTTAAACTCTGGTGTGTTTTGTAATTCTAAAGTAATAGCAGTTCCTGTGTAACCTTGATTAGCAACAAGGTCAATTAATCTGTCAGCAATAGATGCTGGCATATCATAATCTTCAGCGTACTTACGTAATAAATCAAAAGCACTTTGACGTTGTGCTGCAGTTGCTGCGTCTTTATTTGATTTAAGTAAAGCATTCTCTGCTCTCAAAGCATCAAGTTGCGCCATAATTAATGGGTCAACAACAGGTGGAACTACTGAAACTGAACCAGTAGAACCTGTATTACCAACAGGTAATTTAGTAACTACTGTAGTTCCAGGACCTTTAGGTATATTTGCACCAACAGCATTACCCTGTGCTTGTAAACGAGCAGCATCGGCTGCTTTACCAGCAGCAATTGATGCATTTTGTTTAGCCTCAGCAGCACCTGCTTTAGCACGTGCCTCATTACGAATTTGCTCAGGAGTTTTAGGTTCCGTTGGTCTAGGAGTTGGTCTAGGATTTGGTGATGGGTTTGGGTTTCTCTTAGGTGCCATTAAACTTCAAACCCCCATTGACGAAGAACTGTGCTAAACGTACCTAACAAATCATCTTGAGCATTCCGCGTATATTGCCAACGTGGGTCTTTCTTTAACGTACGAGAAAAATCAAACGTGTTCATACCAGAAGACAACGCTAATTGAAGATTAGGGTCATCTAAATCAATTGTATTAATATTAGTTTCCAAAACATTAGACATTGCATATTTGTAAGGTTGAGCAATCTCGGCAAGAGTTGCACCAGATTTAAATCTGTCAGCAAGATTAGGATACTGTGAAGCAGCCATATTTCTAAACTGACCAATAATATCATCTGTTGTTCTTAAACCATTAAGAACATCAGCAACATAAGTTTTAAACTCAGTAGAATTAGTATTTACTTTGAAACCGTAATCACTAATACCTTTAGCGATAGTTGAGGCATAAGTTCCTGCTTGACCTCTAACATAGTTAGAATCCATTTTAACAGAATTAACAATAGCCGAAGTTAAATCAGCATCAGATAAACCAAATAACAAAGTTTGATTGGCTAAATCAGTTAACTGTTTATCATCTAAAGTAGCACCAATGTTTAAAGCAATCTTGCGTATACGAGTAAGTTCATTAGTCCTAGACTCATTATAGGTAGCCTTATCTTGGCTTAAAGAAGAAAGAACAACTTCACGTATTCTTTCACTATTACTTTGCCACCACTTACTTGATTTTAAATCTGTGGCAATCTCTTGCATAACGCCGTCGCCTTGCTTGCCTTTATACTTTTGAAATATTGCGCCAACTTCTGGATTAACAAGTAATGCTCTAGCAACAATATCTGAAGTAACATTAATAGAACCAGTAGCACCAGTTGCTGTCATAGCATCACCTTTAAATGTGCCCCAAGGGGATTCGGAAATAGCAGTTTTTAAATTATCAAAGCCTGAAACATTTTTAAAAGCATTTATTATAGCAGAGTAATCATTATTTTTACTTTGCAAAGTTTTAACAGTAGCATCAACACCTTGTTCAAAAGAATTATATGCTCTAATCCCATCACCACTATCAACAGAATTAGGTGAGTTCCATTTAGTATTTAAAGGATTAAATCTTTCGATAGCAATAGCGCGGGTACCTTTTTCTTGTACAGAACGACTATCTTCTTGTTGCATCCAACGAAGCATTGCGCTAACATTTATTTCATTAACAGGTGCACCAATTCTAGTTAAAACAGCAGAAGCAAACTTTCTTTTCTCTGCTTCTTTATAAGAAACCGCCATTATTTATCACCTGGCTTAACTCTTCTTGCACCTTGAGCACTTAATTCATTTAAAAGAATATTCACAGCACCATTAAAAGTTTCATAACCACCTTGGCCTAAACCATATTCGGCTGCGCCAGGTTGGGCTGTAGCGTAATCTTCAGCAAAACTATTTAACTCTTGTTCATTAAATCCTGGTTGATTAATTTGAGTAGCAGTACCAGATAGGTAATCCATGCTACTTACATTAGGGTTTGCTCTAGCGTATTCGTTAGCAGCAGACATGAACGCAAGTATTTCATTTTGATTAGGGGTTCTACCAAGGAATCTTTGGTAACTTGAAATTGCTGCTTGTTCAGCAGTTAACTTACCTGGAAGATTAACAGTCTTAACATCTTCGCTTCCAGCAAATGCTGCTGTTGCTTCTTCAATCCAACCATCAAAATCTAAAGCACTTTTATTTTGTTGAACAAAACCATAGTTAGCAATTGATTGTGTTTGCAAAGCAACTGCTAATGCTGCTTGCATATCAGCATCTTCAGCGTCACCCATGCGAATACTTTTTGCAGGGTTTTGAACTTGTGCTTGATTATAGAAACCACTTTGAAATAGTTTAGATTTTAATTCTTTAATTCCACCAGCAGTTTTTCTTGCTTGGTTAATAACATTTGTTACTTCTGTTTCAGCAGAAAC